GAATTCCTCTTTTTATTAAACCTGCATGAGCACCATACGCCAGACTGGTCATTTCTTCAAACCCGTCTTGCATAAACCAAGTGTTCTTAGATGCCCACTGCTGGGCCTCTGGATCTACCTGCGGCACCTGCTGCTGTTGTTGTTGAGCAACATTTTGAACTGACTGCTCAGCAATTTGCTGCTGATACATCTGTTGTTCGTACTGCTCTCTTTGAACTTGCTGAGATGAAAGCTGTTGAGCATGACGCTCTGCCTCACCAACTTCAGCTTGCGCTCTCATAAGATCTTCTTGAGCATTAACGACATTATCGGTGTCGCCTTCCTCATAAGCTTTCTTATAATTGCTTCTTGCTTGTTGCAAAGAGAGTTCTGCTCTTTGTTTTATCTGGGCAACTAATGCGCCTTCACCACGATTAATTAAAGATTCGTACTCTTTGTTCTTCGCTGAAAGCTGTTGAGCAACACGAACAGCTTCTTCACGCATCCTTTCTGCGGCTTCCCGCTGGCGGCGCTCTTCATGCTGCTCGTATCGTAGTTTGTTAATTCTTTTTTGAACTTTATCGCTATAGCCACTTAGCTCGTCATCATCTTCTGTATCAGAATCTTCTGCCGATCTAGGAGCCCTACGATCTTCTTCACCTCTATCGTCAATAACCTCAAGCTCAATGTCTGAGTCTTGATCGTCAGAGGATTTCTTACCGATCTGGGTGCGGACACCAAAGAATTTTTCTTCGGGACTGTGCTGCTGACCTAAGTCAGTATCTTCTGCTTCACTCATACCTTAACGATGCCTCTTGGATCTTCGACAACAGCCTCAACGGAGTCATCATTGATTAAACGAAATTCCTTACCATGCACTTTAAATCTAGTACCTGAGTAAGACCTCATTAGAATCCAATCACCTTTCTGGCAATAAGGGCCATCAGGAAATCGCTTAGGGTCATTGTAAGCACCAGCTCCCATTTCGAGAACCATGCCGACAATAGACCCTACTTCCTCATCACGAATTGTAGAGTGTGCCTTTAGTATGCCACCTTCCGTCAATTCATCAGGCTCTGGTAGAGCGATCAACAGCTTAAACCCTTTGGGGGTAGGCAACTGCTTCGCCTTGCGAGAATCATCCTCTTCAGGTGTCTCGTTATTTGCTAATGCTTCAGACATTAGTGTTTCCTTCAGCACTGGAAATCAGCGTCCAGAGTCGCTTGCACCGCTTTTGCGGGGAATTACGTCGATTCAGCCCTCTGTTTGAGGTCTAAAATCTCACGTTCTGCTAGTGCTAAACCCTCGATAATGCCGCAAATCTTGGCGTATTCGCCGTAATCTTTGCAGCCACCACCGCTAACATGGTCAGCATATTCATTCATTTGAGATCTGATCGCATTTTTTAAAACATCAAAGACGTTATCATGAATATTAGTCATTCATAAGATCCTTAGCGATCTCAATTCCAATCTTCATACCGTCAAGTTGCTCTTTTGAAGCAATGCGCCGATCTTCAAGCTCTTGTTGTGTGTTTGTTTCAGAGATACGAGCGCCAAGCCTGCCCTGCTCTATCTGCATCTGTTGATCAAGACGTTGCTTATCAAGCTGAGCCTTAGCCATTAGCTTTTGACCTTCTAGCTGAAGCTTAGCTTGGTCTGATTGAGCCTTAGATTGGGCAGCCATCTCTTTAATCTGCAATTCTTTCTGCTGCATCTGGACAAGAGGGTCTTTAGCCTGCTCTTGAGCCTTCTTCTGCTGAGCCTCTTGCTGGTTCTTACCTTTAAGCTGCTCGGCAGCCATACTTGCAAGCTGAGATATTCTGAATTCAATGTCTTCTGGCAAGCTTTCCCCTGGTGGTGGAAGCTCAAAGCCCAGTTGTTTCTCAACATCCGCTCTATATTTAAACGCTAAGTGTTCTTGAACGTGAGCAGAAAGCTCAGCCATAGCCTTTTTAGCATTAGGACTCTTGCCCATAACCTCTAATACTTTAGGATCTTGCGCCATAGCCATGTGAGTTTGTATGTGAGCCTCATGGTCTTGATAAGCAAATGCCTTAACAGGCTTGCCATTTATGATGTTCATGTTCTCACTGACTGGATCTGTAGGCTGCATATCGTCATCCGTAGGCACAATCTTGTCTGCATCACGGATATTAAGGATTTCGAGCATTTGACGGTGCAATAACGGCAAGTCATACATCTCAGGCGCTTGTTGAGCCAGTTGAAGTGCTGCTTGGTACTGCATAATGCGCTGAGCCATCGTTCCTGCGTTAGGATCGCTGACTGGAATGATGTCTACACGATCATCAAAGTCAGATCCCACTAAAGGCTCGGACTCTTCGTCATATGGGTAAGCTTCTGGCCCAAAATCGCGTACAATTCCGCTTAATAGGCGCAGTTCTACCTTCATAGAGGCGTGCATACGGGCCTGAACGGCGCTCATGACCTTCATTGACCGCTCTAGTATCGCTAAAGTGGTTCCAACAGGCGCTTCCGCGTTCATATCCGCTGCTTTTACGTCCGCAGCCGAAGCAAAACGTCTTCCTTCCTCTACAATGTCGCCCATAAGCTGGTACAAGACCGTGCTTGGCTCTTTGTAGGGCAAGAAACTAATATTTTCTTTGATTGATCCACCAGGAACGTCCACATCGCGGAACTCACCAGGCATAATCGGGGTGTCATCACCCTTAATTCTTAATCCTCTAGCTTTTAAGCCGCCTGGTAGGTTGGCTAGGGTGCCAGCATCTACCAATTGACGAAGCAATGAGGTTGCTGACTTGGCTAAACCGCCAATCATGTGAATAAGACCGAAGCCATAGAAGCCAAGACCAGGCATATACTGGTAATGAACGAAGTGCTCACGCTTCATCTGGTAATCATCGTCTTCATACCAGTTCCGACGAATCGACAAAACAGTTCTAGAGTTAAGCTCAATAGAAACAACGTAGGGTAACTGAATACCTGTAGGCTCTCCCTTAGCTGTATCTTCAAATCCAACCAAATCCAGATCAACCATCATCTCTAGAATGGTATGACGCGAATCTAAGTCGTAATTAGCTGAGTCGCCAGTAAGCTCATTGTACTTTCGCTCGATATCATCGTAGTCAGGTGCTGCCGATGGAATATCTACGTCTGCGTAGAAGCCGTTAATCTGCAACTTACGGATATCATTCGCGCTACGCTTCATGATATGGGTTGCTCTCTCGCAAGTCACAAGATCAGAAGCGCCATAACTGACAACAAAATCTTCAGCAGGCACGAACATGCTGCAAGGCCGACCCATAGTTGGATCAAAATAAACCTTACGGAAAGCTGAGCCAGCTAACGGCAGAGAGAACAACATACGCTCTGTCTCTGAGCGGTACTCAGTCATCTTCTCAGTCAACAAGTAGTTAAGATAATCTTGAACTCGATTAGCTTGCTTCTCCTTGTCTGTGCTCATAGCGCCAACAACAGATGTCTTGACTGGGCCGCTGGCAGGGAAAAGCTCTTGTATAGCCTGAGATTGGAATTTTATTACTGACTCAGTCAGTAGTGGATGGAATACGCCACAAGCGCCATCCCAAGGGGTAGTTCTGTTTTCGTGCTTTAGGCCTAGAAGATCCAAACCTTCGATATAGGTTCGCTCCCAGTCAGCACGACTTTCTTTGTCAGATTTAAAAGCGCCAACAAGCTCCGAAGCAAGGCCTTGCAACTCCCTGTCTTCAATATACTCAGCAAGGTTAGCGTCATGAGGGATTTCTCCATCAACACCAGTATCAGCATTAAACTCAAAGATCATGCCGCCATCTTCTGTTTCAATAGAAACAGCCTCTGGGTTTACAATCTCGATCTCTAAATCTGGCTCGTCACCCTCACCAGCGGAGAATAAGCCGTTTGGGGATTCTAGTGGACGCTCGATTGACATCTAACCGTTCTTTGTGAATTTTTGAGTTCTTGCTGCGCCAGAACCTCTAGCTACACCACCGCCTTCCATGCGAGCTATTTTTGCAACACCGCCATTGGCGTACATCTTAGATCCCATTCGCATCTTGTTTGGCATCATGCCACCCTTCTGTGCGAGAAAAGCAGGAACCATTTCGCCGTCTTTTTCAGCCATAGGCATTTTATTTGTTTTGCCGCCGCCAGCGTAGCCCTTAGATTTCATTTTGGTCTTACCGCCAGCCATCATGCCTTTGGTTTTCATCTTGCCGCCGCCCATATAACCTTTAGATTTCTTCATCGGAATCCTCTGCGTATAAATTGTCAAAAACTCTATTAACGTCTAACGTGTAATCTAGGTCAGACTTACTATAATGTATCTGCTGAGATGGCCTGAAATCAGGCGCTCCTTCCCCAGTCTCAAACCAAGCCGGATGGGTAACCCTAACACGGTTATTCGGCAACGCCACGATATTACCCGTGTAAGGGCCAGCATTCAACAATTCCATCACATGGCTCTGCTTGTGCTGAGCAGGGTCATCAGCTATCTCATTGTCAGTGTAGTCCACTGTGAACATATACTTCGCAGGGTAAAACTCCCCATCAATCTTGGCAAGCCAAGGGCAAGGTGATGCTCGTTCCAGTACATATACCGAATGTTCTCTGGAACTGCAATCCCAAGGTTGTGCCGCATATACAGGCATTGGAACAGGCCATTCCTCGAAAGGGGTGTCAGCGACTAAAGCGGTTATTGGCATCCTAGCCCACATAGCACCGCCATGAACATTAGGCTCATCAGTGTCGTAGGTTTCTGCGCCTGTAAATATTAGCTGAAAGCTAAGGCATCTCTTTGGCATTGTAGTAACGGCTATTGCCATTGCGTGGACAAACTCACCATGATATTTCTGGTGGTTGTGTGTGTATTCTTTTCTGACCCAGCACTTAAAGTAAGGAATATTACTCTGCAAAAACGCCATTAACTAACATCTCCATAAAAAGTTTCTTCCCACTTCTTGTGCCGTTTAATTGGCTCTTTGAAGTACGGCAGGAACCTAGCCATGTAAACCACAAGATGATTTATCCAACTCAGTGGTCTAGGCAACGGTCTCATATAATCTAAGAATAACACCACACGGGTGTTATCCGTCATATTAACTGCGAAGTGTTCGTAGGTATCATCGAATACAACGACCTCGCCTTCCTTCCATCTGTACTCTTCTTTGTTCACAAGCAGGGAGCAGCCCTTGCCATCAGTGGGAACTTTGATCCCAAGGTGCATTCTAAGAACGCCACACCACGGGCCTTCATGAGGCATAAGCATTTTCTTTGGGCCTATGACTGAGAAGTAAGCAGATACAATGTTTTTCTCGGCATCAAGGATCTTCATGGTCTCAGGGAACTCTAGACAGTTCCGGTCAAACCGTATCTTGCCTGCCTTCAAAAAGAACATCTTCCACTTGTCATCGTTAGATATCCTAACTTGATCTGGGCTTATATCTTGGAACGGGGCGAACTCATGGATGCGAGAGCTTATCTTGTCAAACTCAGCCTTAATAGCTGGGTAGTTCTTTTCCAGAACGGCTGTGACAGGGAATTCACCTTTATCAAAGTAAGCCTTGTTCCCCGCAATTGAGAATTTGCGAAAGATAGGCCGCATTATCTTTTCGATAACCCAGCCATTTACTTCAACAGTCATAACTTAAATAAGCCTAGACCGTCCTCCAGCTTTAAGCTCTTGCGGAACCTTGACGGGACTTGATGTTGCTATCTCTTCAATAGGCATAGGCGCTCTTATAGGTTGCTCCACAGGCGTAGGCCCACGGCTTATTGCCTCTTCTTGAGCCGCAGCCACCTTTCTTGCTTCCATCTCGGCAAACTCTTCTGGGAACATTTCGTACAAAAAATCAGACTCAAAAGTCTTTAAAGCTGCTTGAAACTTTTCTGGGTCATCGTAATAACCCTCATCAACGTCCTGTGAGTACGACCTCACAATTGGATTCATTTGAGGGGCTACTGTTTTTTCACCTCTAGCCTCTGACATCTGCCTTGCTACATTAGCAAAAGCTTTTTTCATTTCTTTTTGATTCATTAGTAATAATTTGCCGTTTTGGGGTAGAAGGGTTCGTCCTCTTCGTCGGAGTGTAGCCTCAAGAAGCCGCCTTGACGGAATCTAAGCAGTGCCTGAGTAGAGGAGTCAACAAGGTCATCGTGCTCACCAGCAGGGAACGAAGCAAACTCTTCAATAACTTCCTCTGCGAACCTTGTACCAGGAGCCCATACAATGCCCGATGCGAACAAATCGGCAACTGCATTTACACGGGCAATTTTATCGTTGCCTCTAGATGGGGTGTATTCCCCAACTGGGATGCCCATTGCCCGTAACTCAAATATCAGCGGGATTCCGGCAGCCTTGGCCTCAACTATACATGCATCCGGCTGCCAGTCGTTATAGAACTCTAGCGCAGTCTTCTTTAGCTCTGGGAACTCAAGGCGCTCCTTATAGGCATCCAGCAGGATGATGTTGGTTTGAAACACGCCAGTATCATCCGGCTTGTGGAATACACCCCAAGTGGTGCAGGCCGAGAAGTCAGAACGCTGTGTTTTAAGAAAAGCGGTGTCCCAAGACTGGATAATGAACTCACAAGGAGGGGGTCTATCGTCATCCCATTGTTTCCACCACTCCCTCTTCACAAGCGCACCGGCCTCTGAAGACGGATCTTGCTGATACTGGGCATTCCATTTCGGTGCCGGTAGTTCGTTCCGTAAAGAAGTTAGTTCCTCTAAAGACCAGAACTCAGGCCATAACGCCTTCCCTGAAGGCATAATGGCAGGGAACTCAATTATCTCCCAGTCATCTGTTCCGGCGCGTTGCATCGAAGACTTCATGATCTGGCCTGTAAGATCTCGCTTGTGCCACCTAGTCATAACTAAGATGATCGCACCACCAGGCTGCAAACGCTGCCGTGGCCCTGATGTGTACCACTCATAAACCTTATCAAATACTCCAGGGTCTGCGCTCTGCCCCTCTTGTTCCGAGTGAGGATCATCAATGATTAACAGATCAGCACCTTTACCCGTTACACCACCGCCAACACCGATAGCAAAGTACTCGCCGTTCTTGTTGGTACTCCACCGGCCTGCGGCTTTAGAGTCGCCTCTAAGAGCGACATCAGGGAATATAGTCTTGTAATCCTCACTGCCCACAAGGTTACGAACCTTTCTACCAAAGCCAACAGCTAAGTCGGAGGTGTGAGAAGCCTGAATAACTTTCTTTTCGGGGAACATGCCCATAAACCAGGCAGGAAGGATATATGACGCAAACTCAGACTTAGTGTGCCGAGGCGGCATATTGATGATTAAACGCTTGAGTTCACCTTTAGCTACACGCTCAAAAGCATTCGCCATGATCTTGTGGTGACGGCCCTCTATGAACGCAGGCCATACGAAGTTAACAAAACCCATAAACTCAGAACGAGCACGCTCTTTCTTTTCTGAAGTTTCGAGGTCATCAAGCAGCGAGAGGATCTCTTTCTGCTCTTCTAAAGGAAGTTCCGGTAAAGACCGTAGTAACTCTGGGTCTATTCTTTTTGACATAAATTCCCACAGAGAACGTTCTCTAAGAGAACGTTATAGTTTATAGCTATCTAGCCCGACCCAAAGGAGGGCTTTAGAAGGTTAGTACGTTATCAGATGACGTTCTTAAATAACGTTCTCAAATGACGTTCTTAACAGCTAAAGCTGATTATAAGAGGATGCCGCTGACTTCAAGTGATGTCAACAAAAAGCCAATTTTTTTTGAGAAATTTTTTTAGCGACTTTTTACGGAACTATTCCTACAACAAAAGGCAGTCGGCGTGGTTCGTGGTCTGCATCTGAAGTCAAAAATAAGCCATTTGTTTGAGCATTTCACTATGTATATATGACGGGTACTCGCCAGGCTATAGGGGGGGTGGGGGGTCGAACCCCAGGGCTCCTGACAGCTTGATTAAGCCACGACTAACGACCAGCTTGTGATGCGACTAACGATCCCATTGGTATGCGACTAACACGAATGATGTACTGCGACTAACAGCTAGTGTAAGTCCGACCCCTCTCTATCACTGTTTGCATTAGCTTGGGCCAGCCTTCGCTCGATCTCAGCAGCCACATCGTCGGCTGTTCTATCGTCAGTTGTTTGCTCCAGCTTGTCAGTGAACAGTGCGACACTGCGGCCTAACAATTGTGCAGCCGTCAGCATTTGCTGAGTCGGTTCGTCGCCGGTTGTCGGGTCGATGCCGTCAGTTACCCAAGCCCTAAGCTTGCCGACCACTAGTTCTCTGTCCGTGACCGCTTTTCGAGCTAATGCCCTACCTTTCTGCTCAGTTAAAGCC